TCAGAAACACCAGATGTTCCCGCTCCAAGCCGTCGCAGTTCGTCCCCGGCGCCATCGGGATCAGGAGCGCCAGCTCGTCGACCGAAAGCATTTCCACCCCAACCATTAATATTCAATCCATTCCATCCAGTAACAGGGTTGGCCCTGAAACCCGCGCCTCCCTCTGCGGGTTGGGGTGCGGTTAGGGTGGTCAAAGTTCTAGAAGCGAATCTCGTGAGCTGTGCTGTGTAATCTACCAAAGTTGCTGCTGCTCCCGGCGACACGACGCCAGCAACCGGTGTGAGCTTCTTGTCAGCATTGAAAATGTTCAGTTCATTCGCGAATTCAGTCCAAAATAGCTGTTTGGCACTGGCTTCGACCAAACGTGCGGTTTCTGTGGGTGTGGCTGCACGGCCGGCGGCGGCGGCGTTGGTCACCGCCAACTGCGCCGCGGTTCGCTCGGTATCGGCTAACTGCACCTCAGCAGCAGCCACACCATTCGTCGCGGTTATCCCACCATCTATGTCTAGGGCGTCCGTCTGCTGCCCGCCTGCACCGGCGGCAGCAAAACCGAGAGTCGCCAATGTTGATGTGATGAGTGGGGTGGCTGCAAAAAGGGAACTCAACGCTGCTTGGCTAAATTCTGTCTCACCACCCGTATTAAGCTGGTATCCTAAAGGTGCTGCATCAGCGAAGAGACCATTCTCATTGATATATTCGTTTTGAGAATACGTGGTGTCATTTATCTGACCAGTCAACCCGGCTTCAGAACCGAATGCATGAATTGCGTTCGGAAGAGCATCGAGAGCATCTGTATAATTAAAAGGTTGTGCTCCTAAAAGTTTAAAGAGACTCTCTTCACAATCAAAGGAGCTGCAGTAATCAACGTTCTTATCGGGTTGAACAACCCAGATAAGTTCTTTACACGGGTGATTGAAATTGAGTTTAATCTTATTAGATGACGAACCGACAGATTCATCTCCAGTGAATTGAAGTTGTTCAATTAAATATTCGTGTGGATTTTGCGCCATACGCCGTCGCTCATCAGTGTCAAGGAATACATAATCGACATACAACGAGGCGGCTACTAGAGATTGTCCATAAGCTGTGGTGACCTTGGTTCCTCTCACCCGCTGTGCAACACGGTTCCGAGTGATCGTCCCCGTGGCGTCCACAGCAGCATCCACAGCAGCTTCAGGCTCACAGTTAAGAGCCGAAACAGCCCAAAGACATTCATCGATTGGACGAAGGTCAAGATTGATTTTGACCTCGTGGTATTGAAGTGCTATTAACGGTAAAGCGAGTCCAGGGTTACGGCAATACCAGAACTGAAGTGGAACATAGAGAGTTGTCTCAGGTAAAGCATTACGTGGTGCACAAACCTGTTTTGGCGCGTTTGAATCGCAAGGACCATCAACATCGTTAAATGCTGGGTCGGTAATGTAGGTAAGTTGAGTAGTTTGACCGATCATAGAATTATATCCACGCTCCTGTTCGGAGGTCATTGTTAATTGGTTCCAGATATTCATCCAATCGCCATACTGCCTGTCAATTCGTTGACCACCAATTTCAACCTCAACCTGCGATATAAGCTGAAGTCCTGGGTTATCCAGCCAGCGGGCATAAACTCCAGTACCGTCGTGCTTTCCAATAACGGAACCGGCTGCTCGAGGTTGGCCGTTGCGCATCTCCTGGCTAATTTCTGGCAAAGTTACTTGTAAATAAGTACGATAAGCAAGATCTCCGTTTCTGGAAATAGTGCAAGTGACACGGCGTCCGAAATCAGCTTGTCCGTTAAATGTCTGTTCAATACTTTCCATCGCGAAGTTGGTATGACGACGATAAGTCACCTTCCAAAAGGTAATTTGAGGGTTCCCAGTAAGATAAACATCCTGAGCCCCATAAGCCACTAATTGCATTAATCCTCCTCCCATTTTATAATATTGCTAAAGAAAAAAAAATTTTGAAAATGTATTTAATTGTAAAATAGGTAATAAATAAAATAAAATAACTCTACCTACTATTAACAAGGGATTTATAACGTGATATATATTTATAATTATGTCAATTGAAGGTATTTTAATAGGCTTTAATTATCTAAAATTTCATTAATATCAAAATTAGATTTGATAAATCTTTGTAAATAACTATCTAAATAAACTTCTTTTTTATTCTCATGTGGCTTGGTAAATACATACTGCTCGTGCTCTTTTTTTTTAATAGTCCAACCATTTTCTAAAGCATTATAAATAAATGCCATCTTTTGAAGTTTCAAACAGTCCATAGTTAATTTATCTTTTGTATTAATTTCAATATCCATATATTAATAATTACAGAAACAAAATGATAAATTTAATCGTAAATATATATTTTAACAGAAATAATAATATAATAAATACTTACTTATTTATATATATATGCCTGCGTTTAAACCTAAAACCACCAAAAAAATTTATGTTGATAAAAAGGATACGGTTACTCTTGACAGCAAACACCGGGAACATCTTGATAAATTTTATATAGATGAAACAGAGACAATGCCAAATATTAAAGCTGAAAAAAAGGAGCTACGAAATATATTACAAACGCGCTCATTAACGATTGATAAACGTCTAGAAATAACAGATAAAATTGAAGAATTGCGAATAAAACTAAATAAACTTAAAAATAAAAAAAAGGATTATTTTTTGAATAATGGGTCATATATATTTGATTATTTTGAAAATAAAAAACAAATATCTGATTGTATTTCAAAAAAAACAATTCTTGATGATTTTTTTAATATACAGTCTTCAAATAGCGAAGAAGTCAAACAAATGGAAAAAAACACCAATTCGGATGTCCAAACTTATTTACAAGGCCTAGACGATAGATTTCTTGACGTGTCTAATTTTATTACAGAATCAGATATTTGTACTTATTGTCGAAAAGGAGAACTTATACCAGTTGATCATGAAGGTATATTAGTATGCAATTCTTGTTCGCGACATATAACATATCTAATAGAAAATGAAAAACCATCATATAAAGAACCACCGAAAGAAGTTTGTTTTTATGCATACAAAAGAATAAATCATTTTAGAGAGATTTTGGCTCAATTTCAAGCAAAAGAAACTACCCAAATCCCCCCGGAGGTGATAGCAAATATTAAACTTCAAGTTAAAAAGGAGAGAACTGAACTCAAAAATTTAACGAATAAAAGGGCTAAAGAAGTATTGAAAAAACTGGGGTATAATAAATATTATGAACATATTCCATTCATTAAAGATAAGTTAGGTATAAAGCCGCCAATCATGAGTCAAGAATTAGAGGAGACACTGTGTAATTTATTTATGGAAATACAAGTTCCATATGCTAAATACTGTCCGGACGATAGGGTAAATTTTCTCAATTATTATTATACAGTTTACAAACTTTGTGAACTTCTTGATCAAGATCAATTTCTTCCATTTTTTCCCATGTTAAAAGACAGAGAAAAAAGAATAGAACAGGATCAAATTTGGAAGCAAATTTGTTGTGAGTTGGATTGGGATTTTATCCCAACAATTTAAATATTATATTTATATGATATTCTATAAGAAGTATAAATATAAATGACATAATAATTATTATGGGTCAAATTGCTATTTGTGTGGTAGTATTCGGAATATTATTTATATATATAGGTGCTCAAATATATTGTGTATGTTGTTGTTCCCCAGAAAGATCTAGTGATGCAACAACCAGATTGTTGAACACTTAAATAACGCCAATATATATAGAGTTTCTCCCCTAGACCTTCTAGGGGAGAAAATGATAATTCACTTAAAAAACGAAACAATATCACCTATATTATTTTTTTTAGCATTGTGCAATTGAATAATTTGTTCTAAATTAGAAAGAATATCACTATATTCATCATCTTTGCAATTTATACATAAGAATCCTTTTTTGGAACATTTAGAATTAATAAAAACTATGCGTGGTTGATGTGATGAATTTAATTGTTGTAAACCTAATAATAATGAATCATGATCTTGCATAAAATCACCAGCATTAATTAAATATTGATGAAAACTAGAATCTAAAGGAGACACGTGAGATAATTTAAATGATGGCATTAATATGATATCTTTAAATAATAAAAATATCATAGTTTGTTAATATTTACATACGGGGGAATCCAACCAAATTGGCGCCAATACCAAAGCCAGCACCTGAACGAGCAGAAACACCCATGCTTGGAAGGTAAGTATCTAAGATTGAGAATGTTGCTGCGGCGGTTAAAGCGATAAGAGCAACTTCATCAATGTTAAGAGAC